CCCTTATACATACATGGGTACTAAACGTTCAGTCTCTCCAGCAGACAAAGCTAAATTCTTTGCTGCTATCTCCTCCGGTAAAACCATCGGGGATGCTTCCCGTGTCGCTGGTATTCATATCAACACAGGTTCCAAATGGTTAGCAAAAGCTAAAACCCTTCAAGCCGCACATGACCTTGAAACGTTAAAAGGTAACAAGTCTCGCGCCCATTCCGGTGGCGTACAAAACGACTCATACAACGCATTCATGGAAGCCATAGATTTACCATCTGCTATCCCGCATGACCAGTTATGTGAAGAAGCCATACGAGGGTTAGAAGATTTTGGGTTTTTCCGTGAGTATTACCTTGGTCGTGTACCTTCACCTTGGCAGGTGGATGCGGCCCTAAAAATTATTGAATGGCTCGAATCAGAAGAAAAAGAATTCGTAGTAATCAACGTACCCCCTGGTGCCGGTAAGTCAACCCTGTTCCACGATGTTGCTGTTTGGGGTATTTGTCGTAAACGAGACATCCGAATAATGATTGGGTCTGTATCTCAGAACATGGCGAAGCTGTATTCCCGCCGTATCCGTGAAACCCTTGAACGACCTATGCCTATGCTTCCTGACCCCATGCTTGTCAAAAAAGGACTGGCACAAGATGCTTTGGGTTGTCTCAGTATTGACTACGGCAGGTTCAGACCTACAGATAAAGGAGCTTTATGGAGGGCAGACGAATTTGTTGTGGAACAAATCGGTGGCAACGGGCTGGACAACAAAGAACCAACCGTACGCGCCTACGGTATCGAAGCAGAATTCATTGGACACCGCGCCGACCTATGCCTTTTTGACGACGTAGCCTCACCCGACAACACCCGTGAGTCAGCTTCACGAGACAAACTGTTAGAACGATGGGATGGTGTGGCGGAAGCCCGTGTAGACCCAGGCGGTTTGCTATGTGTCATCGGCCAGCGTCTAGGAGCAGGAGACTTGTACGCCCATTGTTTAGCGAAAGTTTCGTATGACGACCTTGATGAAGATTACGACGGGTCAGACATTGAAACACCTGAACAAGTTGACGCTATGGAACCCCTCAAATCATCTAAGTACCGCCATATTGTGTATCAGGCGTACTACCCAGAACTAGACACCGGCAAAGAATCACGCCGTTTTGACTCCCCCGCATACCCTGACGGGCCACTATTAGACCCTAAACGTCTACCGTGGAAAGACTTATCGTTCATTCGACACTCCAAACCTGACGTTTTCCGTGTTGTCTATCAGCAAGAAGAACTAGAACTAGACGGGTACCTCATATCTAAGACATGGATATACGGAGGCCAAGGAGATGATGGTGTTACATACCCTGGATGTATTGATGACAACCGAAACCACGGGCAAATCCCTCCAAACCTAGCCCCACCTGTACTGTCAGTAGTATCCATTGACCCTTCCCCCACAAAATTCTGGGCTTTAACATGGATGCTGTATCAACCAGAACTAAACCTTTACCATGTAGTGGATATCGAGCGTTGCAAACTCACCGCTGAAGAACTACTGGGGTACAACACCACCACAGGTGAATATTCCGGCATTATGGATGAATGGCAGGAACGTTCATTCCGTTTGGGATACCCAATATCCCATTGGATTGTTGAAATCAACGCCGCACAACGGTTCCTTCTACAGCATGACTTTGTACGCAAATGGGCTTCCCGCAGTATGGTCAACATCCTTCCTCATACCACTAGCCGTAACAAATTGGATGAGAAACTGGGTGTTGAAGCGTTGCTACCGCAGATTTTCAGGACAGGGAATATACGTTTGCCAAATAACCGTATAACCTGGAAGACAATGGCAGCTGTTGGGGAGTTAACTTCGTGGACTACAGACAAAAAGAACGGCACAGACATTGTTATGTCTATATGGATGGCTGTCCTGAACATCCCTAACTTGTCTACAGCCAAACTTCCACCCCGCCAATGGCGACCTTCATGGCTTAACTCGTGAACCGTGTGTTATCGTTATATTGTTTGAGTCACACTAAAGGTCCTGCATGAAATCAATCGAAGAAATAGTTGACCTTTACCGCCAACGTGTAACAGCACAAGGCCCTGTCCTTTCACAAATGCGCCAAGTCCGTCAACTTGCCAATGGTGATGTGGTTGTTCCATTAAACGAACTAGACCGCAACACCAAATCTTCCGTTGCAAACCTACTCGTACAAGGTTTAGACCAGATGGCTATGCGTGTATCTTCCACCATGCCAGTGCCTTATTTCCCTGCATTACGTGAAGGTCAAGACCGCAGCATGGCTATGGCTCGTGACCGCAAACGAGCAATGCTTTCCATTTGGGACCAGAACCGTATGAACATGAAGATGCGCCGACGCGCCCGTCACCTTCTTGCATACAGCAACTCACCTATCTACATCAAACCAAACTTTGACAAACGAATCCCAGAGTGGCAGTTACGCAACCCACTAGACACCTTCCCTGCACCATCAGTAGACCTAGACAACCCAGTACCAATGGATTGCATTTTCTCATACAGCCGCACATACGCATGGCTAACCCAAAACTATGGTTATCAATTAAATGGCGTACTACGTGTAGGTCAACCACAACCAGACGACATGTTCACCATCCTTGAATACTGTTCAGCAGATGAAGTTGTCACTCTTGTTATGGGCTACGAAAAAGAACGCGACCCTATTAGTGGCACCGCCTATATGGGTTCACCAGCTGTAGAACTATCCCGTGTAATCAACCGCACCGGCATGCCACTCGTTATCGTTCCACAACGCATCACGCTCGATAAAGCACACGGACAATTTGACGGTCTACTCGGCATGTACTACACACGCGCACGTTTACAAGCCCTCACCGAAATTGCTATTGAACGAGGCATCTTCCCAGATGAATACCTTGTAGCACGCCCAGGTGAAAACCCAGAGATTATGCAAATTGCAGACGGCAAATCAGGACAACTTGGTGTTGTAAAGGGTGGCGACATTCAAGTACAACAGTCAAACCCTGGATACAAAACAGACTCAGCACTTGACCGTCTTGAACGCCAAGAACGGCTCGAAGGTGCTATCCCCGCAGAGTTCGGTGGAGAATCAGGAACCAACATCCGTACAGGTCGCCGTGGAGATTCCATTCTTGCAGCAACAGTTGACTTCCGAGTTCAAGAAGCACAAGAAATCTTCTCATCATCCATGATTGAAGAAGACAAAGTAGCTATTGCAATCGAAAAAAACTATTGGGGCAACACAGCCAAATCGTTCTTTATGCCTGGCATGGGTGGTGGCATTAAAGATTACACACCAAACAAACTATGGGAAACAGACTTCCATTATGTTGCATATTCCGCAGCAGGTTCAGATGTCAACAGTCTCATTGTTGGTTTAGGTCAACGTCTTGGTACTGGGCTTATGTCTAAAGAATCAGCCCGTGAAGCAGACCCTCTTATCTCAGACCCAGAGTTGGAGAAAGACCGTCTTGTTGCTGAAGGTATTGAAGCAGCATTGTTGTCTTCTATTCAGACACAAGCCGCAGACCCAAACGGTCCATACCAACCTGATGACCTTGCATATATTGCTACGCAAGTACAATCAAACAAAATGAATCTTTCACAGGCAATCATGGCTGCACAAAAACGCGCACAAGAACGTCAAGCTGCACAGGTTCCTGCTGGCGCACCTGCTGCGCAACCTGGTTTGTCTGCACCTGGCATGGGCATGGAAGCTGGCACTGGTGCCGCACCTGCTGGACCTCCACAACTTTCTGACCTTCTTGGTCGTCTTGGTGGGGGTGCGGGTGCTTCTGCACAACCACAATCACCTGGCGGTGTAATGGCACTTGCTAATTCATTGGGGGCTTAATGGCTGACTATTCAAACCGTACCGACTTGCAGAACCCTGCGGCAAAAATGGCTGCAACCGCCGCTAAAGGCCAAGCATATGGTGAAGCTGGTAAACAAATTGCGGCTCAACAGGCTGTACCAATGGGTGCATCACCTGCTCCTTCAATGCCACAAGGTATTGCACCTGGCTCAATGGGTGGTTTAACAAGACCAACCGAACGACCTTCTGAACCTATTACTGCCGGTGCAGATTTTGGTGCTGGACCAAACGCATCACAATCAGGAATACCAACTATTGCCCCAGGGTTTAATGATTCTTTAGAAGAACTAAAAGTTTTATACCGTCAATTCCCTAATACTGATTTAGGTAATTTGTTGTCTTCATTACTTAATGAAGGTGCATAGTGACTAAAACAAATAGCTTTGGTGTAGAAAATGTAATCTTTGACACTCTCCAATCAGAGAACGCAAAAGTTGAGCAATTCAAAGCAACAGCCACCCCACAAACGGCAACACGCCTTGGTGAAATTCACGCTGCATATCCTGGTTTGACTCTTGGTGTAAAACTTGCAATGGCTAAATCAGGAATGTCTAACGACATCATCAATAAAATTTATCCTCACGCAACTGGCGTGTCGTTAGTTTCTGCTACTGAACCACCAAAACAAAAAACATGGTATCAACGCAATGTAATGGATAAAGTTAAAACTGGTTCACGATATGGATTTGCTGCATTAAACTTTCCTCTTGACATTATTCAAGGAACTGCCGCACAAGCATTTGATAACAACTCCAGTATTGACGGATGGTTTGCATCTACAGATATTGGTTCGTTAATTAAAAATGATACTGAAGCGGGTTCAGGATTTTTCTTGGGTGGCAAAGCCCGTGAACTTCAAGCACAACGCGCACGTGAATATCGTGGAACTATCGGTGGACATGCGTGGACTATTGGCCGTGGACTTGCTGGTGCAGTTTTTGCTCCCGACACTATGGGTTTCAATCTTATGTCTGGCGTTTTTGATGCTGCTACAGCATTGGCTGTCCCCACAATCCCAGGTGCTAAACAAGTTAAAGGTGCCATTGTTGCTGCTGAAGAAGCAGGAAAAGGTGGTCGCGTTGTAGCTGGTGCCGCACGTGCTTTAGAGTCCGTAGGCAAAGGCTCAACAGTTATCAATGCAACCAAGATGACAGCTAAAGAAATTGATGATGCCCGTAAAGGAATCCTTGTTGGCAGTCAAGTTGATTTTGAAAAAGCTAACCGCTGGTTTGGCACTGCCCATGCTCAACGTGTCATTGACCGTACTTCTGAAACTAACGACTTTGCTGGTGTTTGGGATTTGTTTGGTCGTAAAATTGAACCACAACTTGCCGTGGATTTGGCTAAAGAATCAGACCCAAACAAAATTCGACTTATGCTTCTTGACCAACTTGGAACCCACAAAGGTCTTGTAGACACAGGCGACATCAAAGGTGGTAAAAAAGTTTATATGTCTTTAGCAAATAGAGATAAATTTATTTCTACACTTCCTTTAGGTGACAAAGTTTCACGAGCATATGCTTATGTCCCGAACCGTAGTTTTAACTTGTTCAAAGCAGAAAGCCCTGCTGACCAAATTAAACACCTTGACACTATTGAGCGCATGTTAAAACTGTCCCTTGTTGAACCAGCCCAGTCACGGTCATTACTTAACCAAGCTGCTGCTGTCATGCTTGAAAAGAACCCGAACAAAATTGAAAATTTTACCAACAAGTTTGATGAAGTAATACGTAAATCTTCTAGTGGTTTTGAAGTAACTGGACAAAAAACTGCTGACCTTTCAACATTAAAAAGTCACCAAAATGCTTTTGATAGAAACTTTGTTGTTGGTCAACGTGTAGTTACCGACTCTGGAGAAGCTGCATATATTACAAAACTTGACAGAAAAGCCAAGACAGCGGAAATTGAAATTGGCACTGAATCAGTCCATCGTGAAATTGTTGATGCAGTATTTGATGGCGTAAAAAAACTTAGAGATAGCCAATCAAGATTTGCTGGTGACGAATCATCAGACATCCAAGACTGGGGTTCATTCAACAAAATGAACAACTTGCCTCCGGTTGCTGGAAATGACGTTACATGGGCAGGCCCAGGTTTAACATCCGAATTTGCACAGCACGACTATTACATTCCTGATGTGCGCCAACTCAGAAGACTTACTGCCTCTAAGCCAATCAACTGGGTTATTGCCAAACAAGGTGTTGCGGGCGACCCCAACCTAAAAGCTCTTGTAGAAGCCGGACAATTACGTGTTCCATTCTCCGCACTTGTAAACATTCAAGAAGATTTTTGGCGGCCAATAGTTACCTTGACAATGGGTAACTTTGTACGCAACACCGTTGACTCTCAGTTAATGATTGCGTTATCAAGCAAGCCTGTTAGCAGTCTTTTCCGTCATCCGTTTCATTACTTATCATTAACTGGTGTACCTGTTGCTGGTAAAGGTCCACGCTATAAATTTACAGATTTATTTGGGCGAAATTTTGATGCAGAAGTTTCTCTTAATCAACTATCAGACGCACAAGAAGCTAAAAAATTTGTAACTACACAAGCATTAAATTCACGGTATAAAGACCCTGTTACTGCATGGCGCAAAGCAACACGTTTAGGAAACTTCACTCCCCGTACTAAAAATATTGATAGTGCTGCTGATTACATCCGTGGTCATGCAGATGAAATAGGAAAACTAAACGCCGACTGGCTTGCTCGAACACTAGCCAACAAAACAAATGGTGATGTAACCCCGCAAGACATTCTTGACATGATTAAACGTGGCGACCCTGACGCTAAAAAATGGTTTGAGACAATGAAGCAATACTACAAAGATGGCCGTGCCACTTTTGATAAAACCAAACCTTCAAGAGAAGAAGCATGGGGAACACAATCAATAGATTTAAGTGACGACCAAAACCTTCTTGCCCATATAGGAGAAATTCAATCTCGTCTTGACTACATAACAGGAAAAAATCCAGAACTTTACGACATCATTGCCCAAGGAAAAGTTAAAGAATTAAATATAACTTCTGAACTTATTGAACAAGGCAAAGTTGCTATTGGTGAAAGAGTTATTTACAAACAAGGCGAAAGGCGTTTAGCCCAAGGAGAAATCACCGGAATAAATCAAGCTTCTGGCGAGATTACTGTTAGACCTTTTGCTTTTGTTGATGGAGAAGCAACACCTGAACTAACAAAAAGGTTAGGTCACACAAGTATTTATGATGACCCTAAAATGCCTCCACGTGTTGTTGCTGAAATGATTGACCCTCGCACCCCTGAATCATCAACACTCAAAGATTCAATGAGTCGCGTAACAGATTTATTTCACGGCAAGTTATACAACACTCCTATTGCCAGAATGGAACGTTCTCCAGTATTTCGTGAAATATATTACACATGGGTAAACAAACTGGCCGACTCGTTAGACAAAGCATCTATTGACCAAATCATTAACGATATAACTAAAAGAGCAACCGCATCAGGAAAACGACCAGAACTTATGGTTGGTAAAGAAACCTGGGCAAAACTACAAGACTTGCAAAGCGGTGCAAGAAAATCATACGGCACGATTAACGCTGCCGAACTAAACGCTTTTGCAGCAGGCCAAGCCGTTGACGACACAATGAAAATGTTTTACAACGCTGTAGACCGACGCAACGGTGTTGACGCTATGCGTATCATTTCCCCGTTCGCACAGCAATGGGCAGAATTTATTGGGCGTATGGGTAACCTTGCATTTAACCCTATTAACGCCAGTGGTCCAAGCATTGTCCCAGACATTAACGTTCTTCGTAAAGGACAACTTATTGTTCATGGTGCAACAACAGGTGACCCAGACCAAAACGGGCGTGGCTTTGTATATAAAGACCCACAATCAGGTCAATGGAGTTTTACCTTCCCACTATCAGGACATTTAACTAGGGCATTGTTTGGTGTTGAATCACCTATCAACGCTTCCGTTAAAGGCATTGGTCAAGGTCTTGACTGGAAGCCAGGGTTGGGTCCTATGGCTACATGGTCTGTATCAAAACTTCTTCCTGATTCCCCATCAACTGACACCATTCGTAGCATCCTTTTGCCTTACGGCGAAAAAGGCGCATTGACTGAAGCGTTGCGACCTACTTGGATTACTAAAGTTCTTGACGGTCTTACCGGCAATGAAGGCTCAACTGTTTTTATGAACACCCTTGTAGAAACCATGCAAGCGTTATCTGCCACAGGAAAATATGACACTTCTGATTCTAATGACCGTGAACGGTTAATGAATGATGCCAAAACTAAAGCTCGTTATCTTTCAATTCTTCGTGGATTAACCCAGTTCACTGGTCCAGCATCAGGTTCATACGACCCTAAAATCCACGCCAAAGGCGGGGATGTCTACACTTCGGTGTTGGCTCAGGCGTTCCGTGAAATGCAAACCAAAGACTACGACACCGCAGTAATCAACTTCATTGACGTATTCGGTGAAGATGCCTTTACATATATGGGCAACAAAACAAAATCTCTATATGGCGGTCTTGACGCATCAAAACAGTTTGGTGATTTCCAACGCACAAATAAAGGTCTGTTCAACCAGTTCCGTGATGTTGCTGGATTCTTTGGACCTGTAGGAACAGACTTTGACCAGACCGTATATCAACGCCAGTTAGCTGCGGGCGAACGCAAGAAACTGTCTCCTGAAGAAATGCTTGCATCAGCAGAACAAACCGTTGGTATGGCTTACTACCGAACACTCAGAGCGCAATTCCCTGACTCCATGAATGATGAACAGCAACAGTACATGTCCCAATACCGAGATATGTTAAACGCTAAATATCCTGGTTATGCACAAATGGTTTACGACCCCAACAAGGTACCCAAGCAAATTGAATCACTCATTAAAGCATCAGCACGACCAGACCTAGACAATAATAACGTCGCCCTTGCTGTCCGTAACTATGCGGCTGTCCGTCAGGAAGCACTTGTTGAGGCATCCAACCGTGGACTGTCATCGTTGAAATCTGAGAAGGTTTCTGATTTGCAAAACTATCTTGCGTCTTATGCTCGTGCGCTCACAGAGAAATATCCTGAGTTTGCACGGGTGTACGATAGGTTGCTATCGAAAGAAGTTGAGTAATGAGCAATACACCAAATCCAACACCAAATTCCGGACCTGTATCTGCTGACCTTGGCGCAGCCATTGAAGGCATTAAATCACTTGGCGGTGGCGGCGGTGGTGGTTCTGAAATTAGCGACCAAAAAGTACGTGAAATTCTTGGTGGGTTAGACGACATTAGGCGCAACCAAATCCAAGGAATACTTAAAGCAAAAGGCTGGTACGGCTCATCCAAAAGAGGAAACGGATTTGGGAATAGCGACCTTGGTGCTTTCAAAGATTTATACCAAACAGCTATCGCTAAAAGTACCGATTGGCAAACATTGCTTGGGGAAGTAGCAAAAGGTCCAGACCTTGTACTGGGTTCAAGTGCTGTAAACAAAGTGCCATCAGCATTAGACCTTCAAGAAGTTCTACAGCAAACAGCCCTCACCGTAATGGGCCGCAAACTAGACGACAAAACAGTATCCAACCTTGTCAGTTCATACCAGTCAGCATCCAACGGCACAGCATCAACCACCGCACCAGCAGCAGACACATTCTTCAAAAGCCGCATCGAACAAAAATATGGTGCCGAATCAGACGCAACAAAATACTTATCCGCTATCAGTAACGTATCTAAAGTATTGGGAAGTTTATAATGGCCACAAACGAAGACGTACTAAACCAATTTGGTGGGGAATCATCTTTTCTTAAAAAAGGTATTCTTCTTAAAGACCTTGGCCTTATTGACATTGAAAAAGAACTTAAACAAGCACAAAAAACTCTTAACGAATACGACAAAAAAGTAAATTCTTCCCCAGGTTTTAGTTCTGCTCAAAGTGATTCCATCTATCAACGCGACTTGTCAATTGGTAGAGTCCTAGCATTATCTGCATTATTAACTGCTAAAGCACAACAATACAAATCATTTGGTGGCGTATTGGCTGGTGGTATTTCTGCCAAGGAAAACGCACTTGCAAACAAATATAAACAATTTGATTTGAATGGTGCTGTCGAAACAGCCAATGCTTACAAAGCGGGACAAACCGAACGTGGTGGCGGCATGAACCCTATGGCCCCACAGCTTTTGCCATTAGTTAAAAAGGGTTCTTCATTTATACCCAAAGCCACAACACCTGTGACACCTGTTACTACAGGGACACAACCAATAGCAAAACCAAAATATACTTCTATTAGCCAATTTGAATCAGCAGCCCCCGTTGCCCCTGCCAAACCAGTAGTCACCCCTGTTGTTACTTCTGGAACTGGACTTAAAAAAGGTGAAGCGTTAGTTAACGGTAAAAAAGTTAAAGTTGGTGGTTCTGCATGGCAACAAATTATTCAAGACGAATTTGGTTCTATGTGGGATGTCTATAACGACAACCCAGACGTACATAAAGTCATTGACCAATCAGTTAAAGAAGGCTGGTACAACGACGAAACAAAACTTACAGCTCGCCTACAAAATACCAATTGGTTTCGTACAACCCAATCAGCAACCCGCCAGTACAACATTAAAAAATCCACTGACCCTGCAACTCTTGAAGCAGATATCAACAAAGGCGTTGAGGACCTTCGAGCATACGGACTAAAATCAGGTTCCGGCATTGTCCTATCTGACGCAAGCCTTCGCATGCTTTCCGAAAACAAAATCAAATTTGGATGGTCAGACCAGCAAACCACAAACGCTGTTGGGTCTGAATCGGTAGCAACCGCCACATCAGGTGGACCACAAGGAACTGCATCATTGCGCCAAGGAAGTGTATCTGTTGGTCTTCGTACAGTTTCTGATAACTACGCACAAAAAGTAGACCCAATAATGCTTGACCAGTGGACAAACGAAATCCTTAAAGGAACCAAAACTGAAGCACAGTTCACTGAACAAATGAAAATGCAAGCATCACAGCAGTACCGTTCATTGGCTCCACAAATTGAAAAAAACCAAACAGTTAAAGAAGCTGTAGCAATGTATTCCAATGCCGCACAGACTATTCTTGGTATTGACCCGTCAACTATTGACTGGACACAAGACAAATGGAATAAAGCCTTAAACTATCAAGACCCTAAAACAAACGAATACCGCACTATGGATTCGTTTGAATGGAACAAACATCTCAGGTCACAACCTGAATGGCAAAACACGGATGATGCAAAACGTACTTACCGTTCAGCAGCATTGTCAATAGCACAAGCATTTGGAAAGACAACATAATGGCCGCAGTAGATGAACTAAAAGCAATCCTTGATTACTACGGTTTAGGTTCCTTATCTGCCGTACTATCAGCTAAAATCCTTGACGACCCTACGCTTGTTGATGACCCACGTGTACTTCTCAGCACCGTTAAAGACACCACAGAATACAAGGCACGTTTCAAAGGTAATGAAAACAGAATAAAAGCTGGACTGCCAGAGTTGGCACCACTTGACTATATAAACCTAGAATCCTCATACCGTTCAACACTTGCTTCTAATAGTATGCCTAAAGGTTTCTATGACACCCAAGACGATTTTGCCAGCTTCATTGGTCAAGACATCTCACCAAACGAATTAAATGCCCGCGTATCCCAAGGCTACAACGCAGTCATGCAAGCCGAGCCAGGAACTAAAGCAGAACTGAAACAACTGTATGGCCTGTCCGACGGTGACATCGCAGCGTTCTTTATTGACCCAACACGATTCAACCAGTCAGACGCAATCAAGAAAGCCCAAGCTGCCCAACTCGCTTCTGAAGCCCGTCGCCAAGCAGGGTTTACTCTTGACGTAACCGCCGCTGAAGCTCTTGCAACCGAAGGCATAACCCGCGCACAAGCAGCCCAAGGTTTCCAACAAATCGGAGCAACCCAAGAACTACTCGGCATGGACATCCAAGGCGAAACCGCATTAACCCAACAAGAACAAATTGCTGGAACCTTCGGAACCAACCAAGCCGCAGCTCAACGCATCGCCACACGCCGACGCAAACGCCAAGCAACCTTCGAGCAAGGTGGTGGCTTCGCACAAACACAACAAGGCATGACAGGTCTAAGCACCATCGGCCAATAATGTGCTAATGTAAAAACATATCCCGATGGGAGAACCTGATAGCCACCCCCTGAGTTATCAGCGCAAAATGGGGTGTAAAAACTATGTAGCCATCACAACCCTCCGGTGTGATGTGGACCAAGGAGAGTGCCATAATGTCAAATTTTGATGATGATTTCAACGAAGACGACTACGACCAGCCAGCATCTGAAACGAACCCAGTTCGTGCAAGGATGAAACA